AATCAGACATTTTTTATAATTGATAAATTGATTTAGGAGGTGTGAGCATGGGGATGTTTCCAAGCGTAAACACAGATTTGCAGACACAAATTGACAATGTGACATCAACTTCCTCGACTACAACTACTTCCACAACGACAACATCTACAGCTATATTCACACCCTCTGGAAAATCTTTTAAATTTGATTTTGATACAGGTGATTTTGTAATACAAGATGGAAATTTAGTGGTTGCAAGTGATTATGAATCTACTAAAATATGGATTCAAAAAATATTGAAAACTGAAAAATTTAAATTCAAAATTTACGAAAAAGACGATACAACAATGGAGTATGGAATTACTCTTATGGATTTGATCACAAGCAATAATTATCCACTCAGTTATCTAAAAGCTGAAATCACAAGAGAAATCACAGAGACATTATTGTTAAACTCAGTTATAGCCAGTGTAGATAATTTTGTTTTTAACAGAAATAAATTGATTTTGAGTGTTACCTTTAACGTTACACTTGTTGACGGAACGATTATAGAAAGTGAGGTGTAAATATGAGCGATACAGCAGCAACGATACAAGCAAGGTTGTTAAGTAATATTGACAGTACATATGATACTTCAGATGGTTCATTTTTTTATGATGCTGAAGATGCAGTGGCTATTGAGTTAGCAACATCATATGCAACTATGGACACAATCCTTAACAATGGATTTCCAGATACGGCTACAGGTACATACCTTGACCAAATAGTAAGTGAGCAAGGAATCACAAGAAAACAAGCAGGTTATGGGATAACAAACGTCACTGTAACTGGAAGTGTGGGAACTAGTGTTCCTTTGGGTGGTATTGTTGGAACTGATACAATAAATTACGCTTTTACGCAAAGTGCTGTAATTCCTGACACTGGTTCGGTTAGTGTACCTGTTCAATGTGTTGTGGCTGGAAGTATAGGTAATGTTCCCTTTGGAGCAATACAGTACTTTCCTGTAACCATACAAGGATTAACTTCAGTAACTAACCCTACACAAATTACTAGCGGCTATGACACAGAAACAGACGATGAGTTAAGACAAAGATACTATGCACAAGTACAAAGTCCTGCAACGAGTGGGAATATTTCACACTATCAGTTATGGTGTTCTCAATGTGCCGGAGTCGGTGCGTGTCAGATTTACCCTTTATGGAACGGTGCAGGAACGGTCAAAGTGTGTGCACTAGATGTAAATAGTTTGCCATTAAGCAGTACAGTGCTTGCAAATTTACAAAGTTATATTGAGAGTCAACGCCCAATTGGAGCTACAGTAACCTATACCACTGGAGTTGAACTCCCAATTAATATAAGTGTAATAATAACTCTATCAAATGGATACACAGATGCACAAGTGCAAAGTGCTATAGCTACAAGTATTACAAGTTATTTGGCTTCAATAGCTTTCAATCAGAACACGGTAAGTTATGCAAAAATAGGGAGTTTAATTCTATCGACTTCTGGTGTTGCAGATTACAGTAACTTGACTGTAAACGGTGATGTTTTGAATGTTACTATTCCACAAGAGCAGGTAGCCACGATTGGAAGTGTTACAGTTGGATAAAAGTACATTGCTATCATATATGCCCTATTATTATCAAACGTCTGACGTTATGGAAAATATCTGTAACGCAAATGCAACAGAGTTGAATAATTTTAATACGCAAATACAGGATACACAGAATCAATTATTTGTTGATACCGCTGATTTTACCTTGTCCAGATGGGAACAGGAATTTGGCATTGAAGTAAATAATAATTTGAATGCTGCTTATAGGATTAGCAGAATTAAAAGTAAAATGCGAGGTCAAGGAACTTGTACAGAAAGTCTAATCCAAAATGTTGCGAACTCATTTGATAATGGCACAGTACAAGTAATTGAGCATTCTTCTGATTATACAATTGAAATCAGATTCATATCAGATTATGGAATTCCACCTAATTTATCAGATTTACAGAACGCATTAAGCGCAGTTATGCCAGCACATTTAGCAACTATTTACACATATCTATACACACTTTGGCAAAGTACTGAAAAGGTTACTTGGGGAGCAATAAAAGCAAGTGGCACTTGGTCTAACTTAAAAAATGGACAAGATGTATCAAATTCATAGGGAGGTGAAATATGTCTACAAAAACAATTAATCTAAATTTAATAAAGCCAGATTTAACCGATGTAGCAGACATTGGAGTTATAAATACCAATATGGACACAATTGATGCTGCAATACATATTGTTACTCAAGCTGTACCTACAAAAGTAAGCCAATTGAACAATGATGCAGAATATATTACATCCGCACAAATTCCAACCGTCCCAGTCCAATCAGTAAATGACAAAACTGGTGCAGTAGTTTTAACCGCAAGTGACGTGGGAGCAGAGCCAGCAATAACTACTGGTGCAGTTACACAGTTTTTGAGTGGATTAAAAAATTGGAGAACATTATCGACTGATGTATTAGCAACGGTTTTAACAGGTTTATCAACAGCCACAAATGCAGTGTTATCAACAGCAGACACGGTATTATCAGCATTGGGTAAATTACAAGCGCAGATTACAGCGAACTTAACCACATTGACAAATCACACCAGTAATACATCTAACCCACATAGCGTAACAGCCGCACAAGCAGGGGCAATTAACTCTGCCCCATATGCAGCTACGGTCAGTGGCACAGCTGTGACAGTTACAATAAGTGGTTATACAGTAGGCAAAATATATCCTATTTCTGTGAGTACCGCTATAACAGCCGCTAGTACGCTATCGGTGAACAGTGGAACAGCATACTCATTGGTTAATGTAACAGGCACAGCGATAACGGCTGTAGCAAGTGGTGCAGTTCTTTACATCTATCAAGCTACAAGTACAGGAAATTTTCAGTGTGTTGGTAAAGGGGGTGGTGGAACAGCAACAACACCGCAGTTACTTAGCGGATATACAGCAACGGTTGACAGTGGTCAGATTACTGGAACAATGCCAAACAAAGTAGGCTCTGGAACTGTAATTACTCCAGGCTCAGTAGCTCAAGCCATTCCGCAAGGGTATTACAGTGGGGCTATGGGAGATGGAGAAGTTAATGGCGATGCAAATCTAGCGTCAGCAAATATACTACCTGGTAAATCTATTTTTAATGTTGCCGGAGCTGTCACTGCTGGTACTTATATTGTGTATAGTGATTCAAATACATACTATACATATAGCACTACAGCAGTTGCTTTGGGCTCTAAAATAACAATGAATGTCGCAGGAACAGTTCGTATATCTGTTTCTTTTATGAGGAGCGGTACTTCCGGTACTGCATGGGGTCAAGTGTATAAAAATGGAGTTGCAGCAGGAACATTGCGTATTGTATTCAGATGACTTTAGCTGTAGTGTAGGAGATTATTTTCAATTTTGGGGGTGGGATAATACATCTTCAGGATATACTGCGGCTGAAATTAATTTGTTTGAAGCAGGTATTAATATTGCTGTTACTGGAACTGACATTGCGACTTAATTTTTGTGAGGGGGAATTCACTTATGAACTATAAATATCAGTACATAGACGATGCAAGTAGGGCAGCTTTGATTACAGCAAACTCTGATAAAGTCCTTATTGAGGAGGACAACATAACAGAAGGTAATTTTTTGATTTTTTCTGATGTAGTACCCTTGGAGAACCAACTCCAAAATCTTAATAATACTACTAACATGGTGTTACTTGCACAGGAGGGAATTTTATGACCGTTACCACGGACTTGTTTAATAGACTACTTAGCCTTGTAAAACAAGGATTGATTATCACTAACAGTATCAAGGATTCTGACTATTCTGCGGCAATTATTACAGAACTTAAAGCAGAAGTCGTTGCAGGAACGATTACCGCCGCACAGTACGAAACGTATACAGGCACAGTTTATAGTGCCTAAACAGTACGCTTCTTTTATGCACGAAAACGTCCGTAAGGGAGTTTATTTTTATAATGACGTGATTATGCAACTTTATGTAAAAATGGGAAAACATATTAATACTTGCCGCTCAGCTCAAAAGTGGCATTGATATCTGATACAATAATGCAGTCGCAATCCCAAGCGAGCCTATGAAGGCGGTATCAACTACCATAAGCACATAATAATGGAGGTTTCTTATGAAAATTTTAAAACATATGTGGCATTTATTGGTGCTATGGTTCGTACTGGGTATGTGTTATGCAACATTGGAATTGATTATCAGGGGATATACGTATATACAGATGATATGGATAGGCGGACTTGCAGGTTTACTAATAGG